TTAAGCCTGTTTATCTTTATTGATTCCTTTTCTTTTTAGCCTGATTAACATTACGGTGGTTGCGATCAGAGCTGTCAAAAAAATAATACCTAAGTACAGGAACCCGACCAGCTCCACGCCATTAAATTTGTACGTAAAATAACTGCCGATAAAAAAGATTGTCCCCAGTAGTGAAAATGAATTGAATCCATTTACAATTTTTTTGACCATCTTTTTAAAATCCCCCATTTTTCACAAAGAATCAAATTTAGGTCTTGCGGTTTTAATGCCATTTGCTGACGCACTGGCCGTTGAAAGAGATTACGGGCAATAGCAAGCTCCGATATTCAGATGCAGAATTAGAGTGACGTTTATTAAGGCTACTCTTACCGATGTTCATAATATAAAATATATGCCCTTCTCTTTGAGAAGGGCATGCCGCTACTTGTTCTGTTGATTTTCTTTTATAGTGAGATTTAAAAATAGAAGAACCAATAAAATGAATGCAATGTTCACCAGCCAAGGCTTCCAGCTAGCCGCAGGGTCCACTATTGTACCAAGCAGGTGAATAATAGATGAAAATGATAAAGCAAAAACATTAGTTTGTTGTGCGACATCAATTGTTTAACCTTTCTGTTAAAAATTCAGATGCTAATTATACCATAATCCCCCAAAAGGAAATTATTCCATGGATAAAAGGGTATTTATATGTCATCGCAAGTTAAATAAAAAGATGCTCTTTTCCTTGATATATCAGCCGTTTTTGACGCTGGGCTTACATCATGCCGCATACACCTTCAAATTCCGAAACCGTGACCGATTTTGTAACCAAAATAGCTAAAACACTGTTTCCATTAATTCACGATTGAAACTCAAGGAGATAAACACCATGAAAGATGACAACTTGAAAGATCGGGGATCAATCAAATGAACAGCTATGATGCTGTCGGAACACCTCAGCCTGCTCCGCGAATTAGAAAGCAATCGGAACAAGGTTAAAAGGCCGGTTCTTGACATGGTTCAAATAGAAGACATGGATAAGATAATATGTGAAGCAATGGAATTTAATTTAACAGTTCTGTTCTCTGTATTTAAACCGCTGCCCTTTTTAAATAGAGCAGAATCAGGAGAGACTATTAACATAGAAGGAAAAATTCATTACATAAATCATATCCGTAAGGTTTTTCATATTGTGGAAGGAGACACCAATTTCATTAAATTTGAGGATGCTGTTTTTAGAGAAATAAAGTAAGACCTATAATCCAAAGATCAACATAGTTACATCATAACATCCTTCATCTTAATCGTTTTTTTCCTTCTTAAATTAGCCCTCCATATTCTAATTAATCACACCTAGTATAATTTCATTACGCACAAGATTTTAGATGGTTCTTTTTTACTGTTATACACATCATGCCGCAAATTACCTTGTTTTTCAAGTAAAATGAGGTTGATCTATAATAAGAAGGGTGGCATTATCGTGAAAGAAAAGAAGCACAATGGTTTTAAGACATTTGTTATGGTACTGACATTAATATTGGTTTCACCTGTATTTTCAATATAGTATCAGCGTCAGAACTAACTGACAACGAAAAACTACATACTGAAACTACTGGAGCATATAAAGGAAATTCTGCACCCGATCAAAAACTGAACAGCGAAGAATTTAAGAATGTAAAGGTGAGTATGAATGATGTAAAGAAATTAGAAGCTTATCTTAAATTAAACGCAGATGGAACTCTTACCTTAGATCCATCTTATACTAAACTAGATATTTCACGTTCTGTCACCAACGAAGTTCAAGACTGGATTAAATACTTGAACGATTTAGTGAAACAAAAAGAAGCTGTCATTAACTCCGATTTTAGTGTGAAAATTTTAGACAAAGACGGTAGTGTATTGACACTGGAGAATGGAAACAATCATAAAATGAAAGTAGCGAAAAAAGGCTGCGGTCGATCTGGTCATGATCTCTACTGGTGGGGATATAATCTTTATTTTGACTGTAATGAAACAAGAACCATTTAAAGCAGGCGGTGGAGCAACCTCTGGTCTTGCTTTAATATCAAGGGTTATACCCGTACCTCCTACACAATTAGCAAGCGTAATTTCCGGAGTAATCGGAGGCGGACTAGTTGGTTTTGGTCAAATGATTCAAGACGAACATGAAGGTCATGGTGTTAGAATACGTTTTACTGGACTCGGATATGCAGCTGTTCCAACTGGGGTTTTTCCACAATAAAAATGAAAGAGGGAAAATATGACTTTCTTAGTTTTAATGGCAGGGTTATTTCTTTTCATTTACATGAAAGAACCATTCAGCAAAAAAGTGTATGCTTATGTTTACGTGGCTTTTTATTTAATGGTTTTAGCCCTATATATTATTAACACTACATTTGTAAATTTAATATCTAGCAGACTATTATTAATTGTAACAGTAATTGTCATTTCACCATTGTTCATCAGTTACCTTAAATCCTCAAATGAATCTCGTTAGTTTCAAGATAGAGGAGCAGGCATTATGCCTGCTCCTTTTCGTTACTTCAATAACGCTTCAAGTTTTGAAAAAATAAACTTTTAAACCCGTTTAATCGGGTTTTCAAATCACCAAAAAGAGAGCATCAGTTTTCATTATACAGGGGGATTTTAATGTACTACCTTTCAAAATTAGAAGAAGAAGTTCAATACATATATATATAAATAAACATAGCAGAACCTTCCCAAGTCGATATGAAAGTTATTGCTGATAGATAGACATTCAAATTAGGTACATGCCTAACAAGTGTGGGATCTTTAAGTTTTGTTTAAGTAATGTGGTTTTTTTCGATAGTCTCTTAAAAACAAGGAGCAGCACTGGAAAGACTTCTGCCATGAGTTAGGTCAAATAATGAAACACTCTGGGGGAGATTATGAAGAGAGTTGGCCATACTGATATGAGAGCCACAATTGAAATTTATACTCACATAACAAACAAGATGAAGAAAGAAACATTTAATAAAATGAAATGTTTCCTACAAGGTATCACAAGTTTTAAAACCGAAAAAATGTGATTTTTATGTGATTTTTTAAAAAAAGAGGCTCTAAAAAGAGCCTCTTTTCCTTGATATATCAGCGTTTGGACGCTGGGCTTACATCATGCCGCCCATTTCTGTTGTGGTTGCCCTTTATTGCCTTGCTAACCCCTTCTATCCCTTATAGTACAAGGGATTTCGGGTGTCCTCATTGCCCGTCTTTACCCTATAAAAAACAAGTGAAAATAAGCGAAAATTTTACCCACTGTGGGCAAATAGTGGGCAATAAGATGAACAATCTTTGCTATAATAAAACCACAAATACAAAAAGGGACGAGGAAAAATGAGTATCAACAAAATCAGATCATTTTTATATAAGTCAGCCAAGATTTTGGGGGATGTCAACGCAATTAAGAAAGGAACAATTGGAAAGCGTATAGCTCGACGCGCTGTCGGGAAAGCAACAAATAAACTATTACGGAATCTATTTAAATAAGAGATAAGCAGGCCTGCGAGTAACACAAGAGGCCTGCTTTTATTATACATCCAGGTAGCTTTCCTCACTTCTGCTTGACTTCTACATATTTTGTAGATGCTGTGATATACAACCCAGATTTCAGCTTGTACATTTTGGATCCATTGACCGTAAGCGTCTGATCAATCGTAAATGCTTCACCTGGTTTCACTTTTTTATACTTGGCTCCCCAGTCCGGTTTGTCATAAACCCATAGCCACCCGTCAGCGTTTGGCTTCACTACAACCAGTTTAACCCCCTTTTCGACCGTTCCTTTTTTAGCCGCTTTCTTCAGTCCGACTGCTTCTGCAATGCCCTCGGCATGCCCCCTGGCTAATAAATCGATAAATGATGCCTGCTTAAGTAGTGCCGCATCATTTTTATTGTCGATAAAAAGGTTTTCGGTTAAGATGGCGGCCATTTTGGTCCCACGGAGGACTGCATAGTTCGCAGATTTTGTTCCGCGGTCTTTTACACCTTTACCTTTGATCTTATTGAAAATGGCTTTATGGACAGCCGCCTGCTTTTGACCTGTGCCAGATGATGTAGACAACTTGTGAAAACGATAGGTTTCAAATCCTGTACCTCCTCCTGCATTGATATGGATGGATACAAAGTAATCAGCCCCCCATTTGTTAGCCATGGCTGAGCGTTCAGCCAATTCAATAAAAACATCTGTGGAACGAGTAAGTTTCACCAATACATCGTATTCCTTTTCAAGGATCGATTTTGTTTTCTTGGCAATTGCCAATACAAGATCTTTTTCTTTTAGACCATTTGCCGCTGCTCCAGAATCGTGTCCGCCATGCCCAGGATCAATCATAATTTTTTTAGCCATTTTACATCGTCTCCTTTTGATTTTTATATAAAAAAGCCGCCTGAAGGCAGCCTTTTATTTCGTTAATCCTTTTTGTTTCAAAACTTCTTTTTGCTGCTTTCCTTTGCTTGTCACATAGTTGTTTTTGAACCAAGCGACCACAGACGTAATGATGGTGAATGCCGTGGAACCGGCCAAATACAAAGCATCAGCCAACGTATTAACCTGGTCCTCGCTGATCGGCAAAGCTGCCTTTCCGAACATGATTAAAGTCTGGTTTACCAATGCAATAAAAAGAAGCACCGTCCGGACGACCGTGCCTTTGTCGAATGTTGTCATATTGTGTCTTCCTCCTTATTTTTGAATAAAATTAATGAAAAGCGCCGCAATCCCGGAGATCACCAGTGTACAAACCGCTGTGATGATGGCGCCCGTAATGCTGCGCTTAATCCATGTTGTGTTCTCTTCAATCTTGTTGAGCTTGTCATTGATGGACATAATCTGTTGATCGTGTCGATCAGACGCCCTTTCCAGTGTGATGACACGCTGTTCAAGCGTTTTGTGATCGGCCTTCAATTCGGTAATCTCCTGCTTGAAGACGTCCCATTCATTTGTTTGATGCATGTCCTGAAATCCTCCTGTTCTCACATCGTTTTCACCTCCTTTGAGGCAAAATAAAAACACCTCTCTGGGTGTTGGTTAACTTCCTAAATCTATGACAACCGGCTCCGTGGCTGGATAAATAAAACCTGTTATTTCTTGATATTCTTCTGGCGTTAAAATCTTTATCGGTATCATATCCCTGACCATTTCAGAAGTCCATAGTTTGTCATCATAATAATCTTTTATTGTTTCGTACCAATCACTCATTTAATCACACCACCTGTTAACAGCTTGAATGTGAGGTCAGATACTTGCTTTTTAAGCTTGTCTAGCTCTGATGGTTCGGGAGGCAGAGGCTGTAAGCTGTCGATGTATTCTTGTGTAGCTGTTTCTCGCCACTCTGATTTGTCTTTATCGAATACAGGTTTATACATACCGGCACCGCCGGGATTAACCGGAGGGATATCCGTGTATCCTTTCGGAATATCCTCTCCGTCATTGATCGACATAATCTGTTGATCGTATCGATCAGACGCCCTTTCCAGTGTGACGACACGCTGTTCAAGCGTTTTGTGATCGGCCTTCAATTCGGTAATCTCCTGCTTGAAGACGTCCCATTCATTTGTTTGATGCATGTCCTGAAATCCTCCTGTTCTCACATCGTTTTCACCTCCCTAGAGGCAAAATAAAAACACCCTTATCGGGCGCTTGTCATTCCTAAATCCGCACAGACGGCGGGTTTGTCATAGCTCCGGCCTGTTATTTCTTCATATTCTGCCGGGGTAATATGACCCCATTCTACGTAATCTCTCATGATTGAGTCATCATCATAACAACCCCAATCATAAAACTGCTTAATAGCCGCAAAGTCTGGATACATCATGAGGAACCATCACCTTTCAATGATGCAACTTCTTTTTGAAGACGGGCCAATTGATAAGAGAGTAAAGCGTTTTGCTTTTTTAGTAGTTCAATTTCACTCGCTTCAGGCTCCGAAGGCAGCAAGCTTTCAATGTACTCTTTTGTAGCCGTCTCCTTCCACACCTTTTCGTCCGGAAAAAACTTCGGAAGATATAAACCCGGGTCAAATGGAATGTCTGTCCATCCATCCGGAATTTCATAGTTCCCTTGATCATCAGGCTGAATGATATCATTATCAATCAACAAGAACGTCTCTTTGTCATATTTAAAAATGTTTTTCATGACTTATCTCTCCTACAGGGGAATAATTTCATCCAAACCATATGAAGTTATGTTCTCGGACTTATCAGCGATTTGCCCCTCCAGCCTCATATTTCCGTTTGTTTCGATATACAATTTGGTCATCCCTGTTGTACCGAATATAGGAATAAGTCTGCTGCGGAGCTGGTCAGGTCTATATGAAGCTGGTAGCGTCCCAAAAATCACGCCTCTATTGGTGATAATCTCGCCTTTTAAACACAGAAAACCGCCAACCACCGCACACATAACTTTTCTAGCCCCATGTTTCGCACCGTTTTTTAAAGGAACTTCAGTCCAGACAGGTTCAAAGTCAGTGGAAGTTAATATTCTTTTCCAACCCCTAAAGTCACCATTTGTATGGATGGTCGCGAACCACATTTTATTGTGGTAACTTGCTGTGGCTATAATTGTTTTTCTTCCAGAGTTTCCATCCATAATGTCATAATTGAACCATCCAACATCATTAGGGTCGGGGTTATTAAGCAGTCTATTATTGATACCGTAATAAAAACCAGGCGGCAAAGTTAATAAATCAGTACCATCAGGAATAAGGATTCGCACACCATTATCTTGTGTCAATTTACACAGTTGCCCCTTATTCCACTTAGTCCGCTCATCAGCGGTAATATGGCGCACATTATCCGCAGTATGCGCATCAAATTCTTTTTTACTCGCCTGCTGTACGTCATCTACATTCGATAAGCCGATTTGCGCTTTTGTCACATCGTGCGGGTTACTCGTGTCATTGACGTGGCTATCAAACTCTGTTTTCGATGCTTGCTTGACGTTATCGACGTTGGACAGGCCGACTTGAGCTTTTGTTACCTTGTGCGGATTGTTCGTCTTGGCTGCGTGTGCATCCGTATAGGCCTTTGCATGAGCTTCCGCAGCATCTGCCTTTTCCTGCGCTCCCTCTTTCGTCTCAATCCGTCCGAGGTCCGAGAACTTCGCTTTTAATTCGTCGAGCATCACTGTCTCTTCGTCATACAGCGCGATGATCAACGCTTTTAACGATTCAAAATCATCGACGTAATATTCCGCAAGAGGTGCGATATTCTGGTCCGCAAGACTTTGCGATACTTCAAACCCGAATTTGTGAGCAGAGAGTGATTGGCCGTTCGTGTATTTCAAAATTAGCTGGCAGTCGAATTTACCGTACATTTTGATTTCGTCCTCATCCAATACGTACTCTGCGACACCATTCAACGGATCGACTATCGTGACGTCCCTTATTCTTTGCTTGCCGCTTGGCGGAACGAGGACCACTTTTCCGGTTACAGCTGACAGTGGCAAAGGGATGCCATCCTTGCGCAAATAAAATATCAACTTTGCTGTATTAATATCTTGCGTTGAAAATATAAAAGTCGAATGATAAACCCCTTCTGTTTTCGCGTTTATATCGAACGCGTAAGAGCCGGTTTTATAAATAGCCAACAGTATTACCTCCCTTTCTTTTAGTATGTTGGAGTTTCAGGCAGCTCCGCATCATACCCGTAATTTCCGTCAGGTCTTTTCGATATCTTTGGAGCTTTACGCATTGTAGGTCTGAGATCAACTTGCTTAACAGTATTTGTGCTGTATACCTGGTAATATCTCTGGCATTCAGCTATTTCTTCAGTCAACGGTCTTGCGACATACGGCGTAGCAAGCCTTCCTTTTTCTAATTTGACTAGGTAAAATTCTACCCATTCGCCGGGAGCCAAACTATCATAGGAAGAACTGTTTGTTGTGTCGACATCTATTTGAACTTCAACGTAGTCTTCTTCCTTAAATTTATAAGCTGACATATCAGGCATCTTTATGTTCAATACAAAGAATGTGAGCCTGGTTGTTACTTGACAAGAACGGATTGCAAGATTGTCGTGTTTTCCATCATGTGTCATATCAAGATGAAGTTTCATTCTGTGAGAGGATTTATTGGTCCTCGCCCATAAAGCTAAAGTATAATCTTCGCCGCTTTTAAACTGAGTTGGATTTTCGATCCGTTGAATTAGATCAGTACGCGACATATTCGAAACATTTTTCAATTTCGTTATTCTCAACCCGTACTTATTTGAGAATGGCGCACT